GGAAGGCATCGGGGACACCGATACCGCTGGTCATCCTCGGCGTAGACGATGGCAAACAGCAGGTCATGAACCGCCTGGCCATCAAAGCCACAGGGCCTCAATACATGCATTTCCCGTTGAATGAAAACAGCGACGGCCTGGATAACCGGGGATATGACGAACTCTATTTCAAGGGACTTATTCTGAACATAAGACGAAAGTCAAAAAAAACGGAGTTATCCGTGAGGTATGGCAGACGACAACAGGTGTCCGAAACGAACCTCTAGATCTTCGAGTCTACAACCTGGGATGCATGTTGTCGGTCAATCCGCAATGGGATGAACTGCAAACTATCATGAAACAGCCGGCACAGGAAGCGGTTGTCAGAAAAGAACCACCTAAGCCCGCAAGGAAAAGACGGGTCAGCAAACAGACGAACATTTGGTAGGAGGAACCATGAGTAAACTGCAAAATGAACGACTGGCCCGGTATGTAGAAGCCGAGAAGGCCGTTTTGATGGGACAGTCGTATACCATCGGGAACCGGACCCTGACAAGGGCGGACTTGTCCAGCATCCGCGTCGCCATCGACAACTTGATTGCCAGTGGGGCGACGCTGGATGACAGTGAAACGCCAGGGAAAGGGCGCGGGAAGCGCATTGTATTTTTCGATTAAGGAGGGCCGACCATGGCAAAACGAAATAAACGGTCACGACAAAAGGCGCGGACGCCGACAATCCAGAACAGCGGTTATTCAAACGGCGGGGCTTCGCACGAAAGCAATATTCTAAAAGCCTACAATCCGCGAAAATATTCCGCAAAATCAGACGTAAACGCCAATCTGTATACGTTGCGCAACCGCAGTGCCGACCAATCTATCAATACGCCCATTGGGGCAGCGGCTATCATGACCAGTTCACTGCATACGATTGGGGCGGGGTTGCATCTGTTTCCGCGTCCCAAGTACAAGCTGTTAGGCATGACGGCCGACGAATCACGGGAATGGTCACGCCATGTAGCCCAGGAATTCGACCTGTGGGCCAGCTCGACACAGTGCGATCTGACGAGGCGCAATAATTTTTACGACATGCAGGACATCAACTACACGGGCTATCTCGTGGATGGAGATGCCTTTTGCCTGTTCAAACGCCGGCCGCCGACAGCGGATATGCCGTACAGCTTGCGCCTTCAACTCCTAGAAGGAAACCGGATAAGCAATCCCTATGGCCGGGACTACTATGGTATTACCGGGCCGTATGCCGTCGAAATGACGGCGCCCACACCGGGGAACAAAATCATATCCGGCGTAGAAATCGACCCGGATGGAGCCGTCGCCGCCTATTGGGTATCGAACAAAGTACCTGGCGACCCGGTAGATATAGGGACGATTGCCACCTGGACCCGCGTCAAAGCATGGGGCGACATTTGCGGCATGCCAAACATCATACAGACCAGCAATGACCAGCGGCCGGAACAATATCGGGGAGCGCCGTATTTATCCCCTGTCATTGAGACGTTGAAACAAGTCAGCCGTTACACGACAGCCGAGCTGACAGCTGCCATTGTAAAGTCTTTTTTCTCGCTGTTTTTCACAGAGTCCCAGACATCTGGCGGCACGCTGAATGACTTCATCGGCAAAACCATTGACCCCCAGGGCGGGCCCGTCATCGACCCGGACGAATACGCATTAGGGCCTGGAACCATCAATGCCCTGCCCCGTGGGGTCGATGTCAAAAGCGTCGATGCGTCGCGCAGCATGTCAACGTTTGACGCCTTCACGACGAAGCTGTTGGAAATGGTCGGCAGCGCCATCGGCCAGCCTTACGAAGTCCTGATGAAGCATTTCACGTCGTCCTATTCGGCCTCCCGTGCCGCCATGCTACAGGCGTGGGAAGAATATAAGCGCCGGCGCATCTGGTTCGCCCGCGATTTCTGCCAGCCTGTCTATGAAATGTGGCTGGCCGAAGCCATTGCCATCGGCCGCGTCAAAGCACCGGGATTCTTCACGGATCCATTAATTCGGAAATGTTGGTGCAATGCCGATTGGTATGGACCGACCATGACGATACTTGACCCGGTAAAAGACGTCAATGGCAGTGCCTTGCGGACGACATACGGTTTGAGCACACGCGAACGAGAAGCGGCCGAACTGACAGGCACGGACCTGGAAGAAAACCTGGAACAGCTGGCATACGAACAGAAGATGATTGAAAGATACGGCCTGACTATCGGAAGCCCGGAAGTGCTGGCCGACAAAGGAGAGACAACCCATGAAGAGTAAAAGATTTTGGCGTTTCGTCAATGAAGCGGGCGATGACAATGCAGAACTGCTGCTGTATGGCGCCATCGCTTCGCAGTCATGGTACGACGATGACGTTACGCCGCGCCAGTTCAACGACGATTTGAAAGAATGTGGCGGCAAGAATCTGACAGTACGTATCAACAGTCCCGGTGGCGACGTATTCGCGGCCCAGGCCATTTATACGATGCTCAAAGGCTACAGCGGCAAGAAGACCATGCACATCGACGGGATGTGTGCCAGTGCGGCCACTATCATCGCTTGTGCTGGCGACAACGTCGAAATGCCGCGGAATGCACTGTATATGATTCACAACCCGGCATCTTTTCTCATCGGCGGCTACGATGAACAGGGCCTGGCCAAATTGCAGAAAGCATTGGCATCGACGAAAGAAACGATTTTGAACGTCTATGAGGAACGATGTCATAAGACAACGGATGAATTGGCACAGATGATGGACGATGAAACGTGGATGACGGCCGACCAGGCCCTGGAAAATGGTTTTATCGACGCCATCGACGAAGACTATCAGGTCACGGCCAGCCTGAATGACAATATGCTGATTGTCAATAATATTTCCTGCCCGTGTCACATGAAGAACCGGGCACAGCTTGAAAAGATCATCAACAAAGGAGAAAAAAACATGGATGATAAAACCTTAGCCAGCAAACTGGCAGCCTTATTGGGTTTGAACCCGCAGAACGCGAACAAGGATGCGGATGAATCGAAGCGAATCGCCGAATTGAAGGCATTGAAAAACGGGAACGTATACACCGATGCCATGATTGACCGGGCTATCAGCGACGGTCGGACAGCGGATGATGTAGCTCCTTATATCGAAGCCGCCGCCGGCGTACAGTCGCCGAGTGACCAGGCATTGGCAAGCGTGCGCACCATGATTATGGAACAGATGCAGTCCGGATCTGAACAGGTAACGCCTGTGCCCAAAACAGGGATGCCGCAGGACCAGACAGCCGTAAAGAAAGCTCAGGACATTGAAGACGTAGTCAATGCAGCGAATAGATTGAGAGGTGCAAAATAATGGCAATCAGAGAAGTCATCGACATTAAACACGACCAGCTTATCGGCGGGCCGGAAATTCCGATTTTGCTCAAGAACGTCACATTAACGGCTGGGACAGCCATGAAACGCGGCACGCTGATGACCGTTACCGGGACAGCCGCTATGGCTACGGCTAAAGCCGCTGTTGCCAATGCTATTTTGAGTTGCGACGTGGATGATAAAGCCACCATTGCGACGGTCTATGTTTCCGGCCGATTCCATCGCGAATACCTCATTGCCGCCAGCGAAGATACGATTGACGCCCATGAAGACGAATTGCGAAATGCCGGTATTTTCTTGACATCTGTACACTAGGAGGAACTGAATATGGCTATTGAATTGAGAGATACTGTATCTTTGATGCAGGCAATGGAACGGATTACGCCGCCGGCATCTTTTTTGCTTGATACCTTTTTCCCGCTTGTACCGGCGACAGCCGTTACGACCAAGATTGCCGTAGAATACCGCAAGCGTGGCCGTCAGCTGGCCCCCTTTGTCGTTCGTGGCGCAAAAGGAGCGAGCCTGAAAGACACGGGCTCTAAAATCGCTATCTACCAGCCGCCGATGATGGGGCCGAGTAAGGTAGTAGATCCGGAAGAATTATCGGAACGCGGCTTCGGCGAAAACATCTACAGCACGACGACACCGGCCCAGCGCGCAGCCATCAAGCAGGCTGAAGATATGGTGGATTTGCAGAACGCAATCATAAACCGCAAAGCGAAGATGGCGGCGGATATCTTGCAGACTGGTAAATGCGACATCGAAGGTTATGCCGATGACGGTAAGACGGTGTTGATTGACACCATTGCGTTTGACTTTGACCATAAAGTCACGCCGACGACAACTTGGGATAAAGCCGGCGCGACGATTTACAGCGACATCAAGAACGCTTCGGAACTCATCCAGGAAGACGCCGGTATCGTCCCGACCATGATGATTTGTGGGAAAAACATCGCAGATTATTTGCTGAGCAATGACCAGATCATGAAATGGATGATGGTTCCGACGGCGGACAATCTGTCCCTCATGGGCTTCCAGCCGCAGATCATCAGTCCGCAGATTACTCACGTCGGGCGCATCAAATCGCTGAACCTCGACGTCTATACCTATGCAGAAACGTACACCGACGATGCCGGGAAATCGCAGTATTTCATCGACCCCGATACGGCCATCATCGCCATTCCGGGCCGCGGCAGTCAGCTCCACGGCGCCTGCACCCTGCTCAATGATGCCGGCACGGCCTACGAAACCTTCGTTGCACCGTATGTGCCGTACTATAACGGCAACAAGGATACGCAGGTATTGAGCTTCTACATGTACTGCCGTTGTGTCCTGGCTCCGCAGTTTGTCGACGATTGGGCCGTCATCAAAGCGAAATAGGAGGGATGACCATGAAGTTAGTCGTTACATACGGCTGCGTTTCCATGGGCAAGCACTTATATCGGACTGGTGAATCGTTCGAGTTGCCGGACGATGAAGCGGAAAAACTCATGGAACGGGCCGATGAACAAGTTGTTGCCTTGGTTGGGGACAAAGTGGCCCTGGCTAATGAGCCAGAGACGGAAGAATCGCCGGCAGACGAACCGGGGATGGAACTGCCCCAGGCCGATGCCGCCGCAGCCGTCCAAAAATGAGCACGTTCAAAGAAATGGTAGCTTCGGACATTCCGGCTTTTCTCAATGCTGATGAATTTGCCGAAACACATGAGCTGAATGGCAAGAAGTATACATGCATCGTGCAGAGTCCCAAAGAAGAAGCTATGTTCCAGACACAGGAAATCTATTCCGGCTTCGAGGGAACCCATGGCCAGGTCATCATCATCCATATCGCTAAAGACGATTACCGAGAAGTCCCAGCGGAAGGAGAAAGCTTTACTGTCGATGGCGATTACTGCCTGGTAGATAACGTCATCGACGACATGGGTATCCTGACGATGACCCTGCACAAGAATCACTAGGAGGGCCTATGAGCGTAGAAATCGACATCCAGGGAGATAAAAAAATAATGGATGCCCTGTCCACTCTGAGCGACAAAGAAATCGCCAGGGCAGCCGTAGCGGCCGGGAAGCGGGCAGCCACAGCGGCACGACAGGCCGGAACGAAGGGAATCCGAAGCATTTATACCATGAAGGCCGGGGATTTGAAAGCCAAGGCGCAGATCCGGGCTGATGAGGACGGGGCTACCATCCTTGTCAAAGGGGCGCCCGAGGCAATCCATAAATACCAGGCCAAGAAGCGGCGGGACGGCGTCTTCGTATCTGTAAAGCGAGGGAAAATGACGCATGTCCCCCGCGGCTTTAGCCTGGGCGGGGCATTCGTCGCCCGTAAGGGCAAGGAAAGATACCCGCTGAAAGGCATCTATGGGCCAGCCGTGCCGCAGTTATTCGGCAATCCCGATGTACTGAGCGTCATGATGGACCGTGGCAGTGATGTCTTTGAAGAACGATTGGAACATGAAATCGAATACAGATTAGGGAAGTGATGCGATGACCCCATTGGAATGTGCGGAAGGTATCGCGGAATTCTTGAAAGAAAAATTCACGGCTTACCAGGAATATTGTGAAGGCCGGCCAGAAAATATCTTTTCGAGTATCGATACGGATGTAAATGTATATGCCGGATTCCTGCCCCGGGCGAATAACCGGGCAGACCAAAAGAAACTTTGTCCGGCCGTCGTGATACGGCCAGAAGCTACGACAGACGACCGGGATAAATCAGTTACATCTATCGTCATCTACGCGACCATTTACGATGAAGATATGACCTATGGAGCTCATATGTTGTTCCATTTCCTCGAATTCATCCGCTATCACCTGCTGGCCAACAATCCCATTGCCAAGAAATGGTTCATTGATATAGATGACGGGAATATCAAGACGACGATTCCCGATGACCAGCCGTTCCCACAATGGGTAGGTGTCATTGAGTTCGACGTATTCATTCCGCAGCCACGTCAAACTCATTGGGAGGTTTTAGGAGGCAGATACGATGAGTGAAAACAGCGGGCCGGTCATCTACGTCGGCCCAGCCTATAAAGACACGGAAATCCACACGAATCAGATTTTCGCAGACGGGATTCCTGCAAAATATAAGGACGACCCGGTATATAAGCATCTGTTCGTCACAGCGGGCGAATTGGATGCGGCACAAAAAGAAGTTAAATCTACAGGCTCGTTGAGAAACATCATGTATAAACGGGCCATGGCATTACACGGAGGTAAGTAAAATGGCATTTTTCCACGGCGTAAAAGCAAGCGAAGTCCCGACCTCGATTGTGGCGACTGTCGCCGCTGATTCCGGCTTGCCGGTTGTCTTCGGGACGGCGCCTGTCCATCTGACAGAAGACCCGACGGCCTATGTCAATAAACCCGTCATCTGCTACAGCTGGAAGGAAGCGACGCAGAATTTGGGGTATCATCCCGACTGGGATAAGTACACGCTCTGCGAAGCGATGTATACCGAATTCAAACTGTACAATGTAAAGCCCATTGTATTTGTCAATGTATTGGACCCGACCAAACATAAAGTGTCCGTTTCGGACACGGCCAAGACAGTTACGAAGAAACAGGTCATCCTTACAGACCCGGTCTTATTGCATACGCTGACCGTCAAGGGCAGTGCAGACGGGTCCGCAGCCACCTTGGATACGGACTATACGGCGGCATATGACGATGATGGTCAGCTCATCATTACACTCTTGGATGATGGTGCACTGGCCTCCGTATCGAGCATCCATGTTGCTTATGACAAATTAGATCCGACGGCTGTCAAAGATGACGACATCATCGGCGGCATGTCCACGGATGGCAAAAACAAAGGGCTGGAACTCATCGACGATATTTATTTCCAGATTGGCAAAGTTCCGGGCCTGCTGGCAGCACCGGGCTGGTCTGAAAAGCCGGCCATTGCCGCTGTCATGAAAGCCAAAGCGGCTAAAATCGACGGCTTGTTCCCTTGCATGGCACTGGTAGACATCAATACGGAACAGGTCAAAAAATACGCCGACGTCAATATGTGGAAAAACGGCAACAACTACACGGGGAACAACCAGATTGTCTGCTGGCCGTGTGCTAAAAATGGCGATATGGTTTTCCACTTATCGACTCATATCATGGGCATCATCGGCGTTACCGACGGCAATAACGATGACGTCCCGTATCAGTCGCCGTCCAACCAGACATTACAGGCGACAGGGCTGTGCCTGAAAGATGGCAGTGAAGTAAATCTCAATCTGACACAGGCCAATCTGCTTAATGAACAGGGCATCGTTACGGGCTTGAATTTCTCCGGCGGCTGGAAGTCCTGGGGGAACTTTACCGGTGCTTATCCAGGCACGACAGATGTCAAAGATATGTTCATCTGTGTCCGGCGCATGTTCAACTGGCAGTATGTCACCTTCATTTTAACGAACTGGCAGAAGACAGACCAGCCAATCACTCCGAGACTGGTAAAAACGCTAGTAGACAGCGAACAGGTGCGGTTGAATGGGCTTACGTCACGAGGATATCTCTTAGGGGCCAGTGTCCAGTTCCTGGCTGATGAAAACCCGACGACCGATTTACTGGCCGGCATCTTCCGAATCCACACGAAGCTGACGCCGCCAGTCCCGGCACAGGACATTGAAGATACCTTTGAGTATGACGTATCGAATTTTGAAGTATTATTCTCGTAAGGAGGGAAAACCATGGCAGTAAATAAAATCCCGGAAGTCATCAATGATATGCGGGCTTATATCGACGGCGCCGACGATTTAATCGGCGTCAACGAAGTCGAATTGCCGGATTTGAAATCGCTGACAGAAGATATTGAAGGCATCGGCGTCGCTGGTAAAATCGAAGCGCCCATCGCCGGCCATTTTGATTCCTTGGAATTAAAGATGACCTGGCAGGTGCCGACGAAAACGAGTTCCCGCCTGGTCGGCGGCAGCACATTGGCTCTGGAACTCTACTCGGACATCCAGAACTGGGACAGCGGTGCCAATGATTATGAACACGAGCAGTATCGAGTCGCCGTCCGCGGCCGCGTCAAGAGCCACAACCCTGGCAAATTCAAAGCCGGGTCGAAGACGGACAGTGAAACCGTCATCGAATGTACGTACTTCAAAATTGAAATGGGCGGCGCTACGCTCTGTGAAATCGACAAATACGGCTACAAAGCTATCGTGAACGGTGTTGACCTGTTACAGCAGGTTCGCGCCAATATTGGTATGAACTAGGAGGATCCCCATGAAAGAAAAAGAAAACGAACTCGTCAACGCTGAAATCGTAGATCAGGAAAATATCCTGCATCTGACAACTCCGTTGCCGAACGGGCAAACGGAAATTTATTTTGACTTTGCAAAACTGAACGGCTATGCTCTGCTGGCTTGCATGAGCCAGGCTAAAAAGAAAGACAAACTTATGACAGTACCGGCATTATCCATGGAATACCAGGCCATCGTGGCCGCGGCGGCAGCTAAAATGAAGTATGACGACATCCTCAACTTGAGTGGTCCTGACTTCATGGCAGCCTGCTTGAAGGCGCAGAATTTTTTACTGCCCAAGGAGCCGTAGAAAACATAAGATTGTCGGCTATGAGGCTTGCCAAGTACACAAAAACGCCGATTGGATGGTTCCTGGAACAACCAATCGGCGATTTTCATGCCTGGATTCAAGTCATGAATGAAGAAGTAGACCGGGAAAAAGAAGAAATAGAGAAAGCCAAGAAGGGAGGGCAATAAGATGAGTCGTGTCATGGAATTAGCCATTGCCATCAAGGGCCGTCTGGATGGGTCTGTAGCTTCGTCGATGCAGCGGGCTATCGCCGAGTCCAAAGAGTTGAAGACGCAGATCAAGGCGGCCAATGACGCCATGCGGAGTGCGCAGCGGGCGGCATCGGCAGAACAGCGGGCCACAGGTCAGGTCAGTGTAGCATCGTATCGGCAGATTGCCGCTCTCCAGGCCCGTATCAACGATTTGACACAGCGACGGTCCGACATCTTAAGACATAGCCCAGGCCCAAAAGCAAAAAGCACAGGCGGCCTTTGACAGTGCGAAAAGTAATTTGGCTGGAGACTGCTATGAAAACAGCTGTCCTGGCAGCACCGTTAGTGGGGGCAACGAAAGCGGCCATGGAATTTGAAAGTGAAATGGCTGAAATCAGAAAAGTTGTCGATTTTGATACACCAGAGCAGTTTAAACAGATGGGACAGGATATCTTAGACTTGTCTACAAAAATGCCGATGGCTGCTTCGGGAATTGCCAAAATCGTGGCCGCTGGCGGGCAGGCTGGTATCGCCAAAGAGGATTTGCTGGAATTTGCTCAAGATGCCGTAAAGATGGGCGTAGCCTTTGACCTTACGGCTGACCAAGCCGGGGACATGATGGCTAAATGGCGAAGCGCATTTGATTTAAACCAAGACGGGGTCGTCGAATTAGCAGATAAGATCAATTACTTAGGAAATACAACGGCCGCATCGGCACCATTGATTTCTGACGTCGTGACCCGAATCGGTCCACTCGGGGAAATCGGCGGGGTGGCATCTGGTGAAATTGCCGCACTTGGGGCTACTATGATACAAACAGGAACAAAATCTGATGTAGCTGCAACTGGTATTAAAAATTTGATTTTAGGTATGTCAATCGGGGAAAAAGCTACAAAAAGCCAGGCCGCCGCTTTCCAAGAGTTGGGATTTGATGCGGCAGATATGGCCAAGCGGATGCAAACCGACGCTAAAGGCGCCATCTTGGATGTTTTTCATGCCATACAAGACTTACCAAAAGATCAGCAAGCCGGTGTTTTGAAAGATTTATTTGGGGAAGAGTCTATTGGTGCTATTTCGCCGTTATTATCAAAACTATATCTATTGGAAGATAATTTCAATAAGGTTAGTGATGCTACGAAATATGGAGGATCAGTGGATGCTGAATATGCAGCCCGATGTGAAACAACGGCCAATCAAATGTATCTGTTCAAAAATAGTATGACAGCCGTAGCCATTGAAATAGGCTCTGCATTATTGCCAGCCATTAACAGCATCTTACGGAGTATCGTTCCTGTTGTCGTTGCTTTTGCCAATTGGGCCAAAGAACATCAAGTATTGATACAAACTATGGTTGCCCTGGCCGCCAGCTTTGCCGGCGTCTTATTGGCTGCCAGGTCTATTTTAGCCATCAGAGCCGGTTTTAGGATGCTTAAAGAAACGGCTGATATGTTCTTTACAGTAAACAAGAATGGGGAAACCGTATTGCGCGGGTCCGCGACGGCATCCAAACTTTTCCATGCCGGATTGAGTGGATTAGGGGCAGCCTTTCGTCTTGCGGCAACAGGAGCCAGAGCGTTAGCAATGGCACTCATGGCTAATCCCATTATCGCCATTGTGGCCGCCATCATCGCTGTGGTGGCTGCCATTATTTATTTCTGGAATACAAACGAACAGTTCCGGGCCGCCGTCATTGCGATTTGGAACAATATCGTATCTTTCGGCATGAGTCTGTTTTCAGCCCTGGCCGCTTTCTTCACCGGCGTATGGAATGGCCTGGTCGCGATTGCCACAGCCGTCTGGAGTGGCATCATGACCGTAGCGACGATGGCCGTATCGGTCATCATGGACATCATATCCGCCTTTGGTGCCTTCTTTACCGGGGTCTGGAATGGTTGTCTGGCTATCGCATCGGCCGTGTGGGATGCTATTTCCAGTTTTGTATCGGCCGCAGCCAGTATCATAGAAGGTATTATTTCTGCACTGGTAGATTACATTTCCTCTGCCTGGGACAGTGCGGTAGCGGCAGTACAAAGTTTTGCCAGCAGTGTCATGGATGCCATTGGCCAGGCCGTAGACTGGGCTATGGATAAGTGGAATAGCCTGGTCAATGCCTTATCCCATCCGATTGATACGGCTATCAATATTGCACAAAACATAACCCGTACAATCAGTGAAGCAACCAGCAGTGGTGATGACGTCAGCGAAAACGCCAGAGGTGGCATTTATCAGCGTGGGGCCTTCCTGACAACATTCGCGGAAGACTCGGCAGAAGCCGCTATCCCTTTAGACGGGTCGGCACGAGCTATCTCATTGTGGCAGCAGGCAGGAGCCGCGTTAGGTGTCATGCCGAAAACGCCGCAGCGGATGAGTGCAGGAACAGCCAAAGCCCCGATGTACAGCAACAGCAGCATCACACTGGACTTCCGGCCGACTATCAACGTCCAGGGCGGTGGCGACGTCGCTGATGCCGTCCGTCAAGCCTTGGAAGAACAGGCGCGTCAATTCCAGCGGGAACTGCCTAAAATGCTGGATAGAGTATCCGCAGGACGGAGGCGGTTGAGCTATGAATAAGTACACGACAGTCCAGGGGGACATGTGGGATGCCATTGCGTATAAAATTTTCGGCAATGAGCTCTATATGAATGAACTGCTGGAAGCGAATGAAGCGTACCGAAACACGGCTATTTTTCCAGCAGGGATCATATTGGACGTCCCGGACATCAATGTAATCCAGTCATCCAAGATTTTGCCACCATGGAAGCGGTGATGCCATGTCCCTAGAAACGATTAAAGCCAAATTAAATGAATGGAAAAAAGAACTGACGCCGGGGACATTCCTCGGCCGCCGGGCCTATGCTCAAATACTGTATACGCCGGCAGGAGAAACAGAGAGCAAAGACATATCCGAAGATATGATGAAGTATCTGCTATCCATTGAAGTGACGGACAACCTGTCCGGGCAGGTTGATGATATGACAGTTACTTTGGAAGACCGTGCGCAGCTGTGGCAGGACACGTGGTATCCGGAACCGGGGTCCAAATTGGACATTACCCTTTATACGCTGAACAAAAACGGCGTCAACGAGGGCATCAAAGAACTGCCAGTCGGAGAATTTGAGGTCGATGAAATCGAAATCAACGGGATGCCGACGACGGTACAAATCAAAGCCGTCAATGCCATTGCTGATACGTCATTGCGAGGCATTAAGCAGAATCAATCCTGGGATAATATCAGCCTCTATAAAATCGCCAATGACATCGCCTGGAGAAATGGCATGTCACTGGACTATGAGCCGGGGGCCCAGAACAATCCATCGTATGAGCATGTCGAGCAGTCAGACGCATCAGACCTTGAATTTTTAAAAAAGCTATGTGATGATGCCGGCCTGGATCTGAAAATATCGACCAAGACCATTATCATCCTCGATGAATACCAGTTGGAAAACCAGGAGCCGTTGATTGTATTCTGGCGGCCAGGGACAGCCTCGTTTTCAGAGCAGACGAGCGATGATGACGTATCGCCTGAAAACCCGCTGAACTTCACGGATTTCCTGTCCTACTCAATGAAAGCCAAGACCCGTGATATTTATCGGGCCTGCCACGTTAAATACAAGCAGGGCAAGAACAAAGAAGTCATCGAGGGCTATTTTGAAGCCCCGAATAAGCAAACGGGGCTGACGCTGGAAGTGAATGAACAATGCGACACAGTGGACGCCGCAAATAAGCTGGCCAAGAAAAAATTGCGAGAGCAGAACCGGGATGAAATCACGGCATCTTTTAGCCTGTACGGCGACTTCCACTTCATGGCCGGTATTGTCGTCGGTTTCATGAACTTCGGCGCCTTTGACGGGAAATATATCATTACCAAGGCGACGCACAGTCTGGGCAATGGGTATGTACTCAGCCTGGAAATGAGGAGGTGCCTCGATGGATACTAACATCAAAAAGCTGTTGGAGAACCTGATATTTTACGGAACCGTATGCGCACTGACTCCAAAAGACGGAACCGTGCGCGTATGCCGTGAAGATAAGGGAAACAAGGTAACGAACGATTTGTTCGTCCTTCAACGCGGCTCATCGGAATCGAAAGATTTCTGGATGCCGGCTGTCGGGGACCAAGTGCTCTGCATACAGATGCCGAACTTTTCGGGTGCCGGCGTAGGCGACGGATTCGTGCTGGGGACCTTCTTCAGCAGCACTGATGCGCCGCCTGGCGGAGCCGATGCCAATACAAGGGTCATCGACACGCCGGGAAATCTGAAAATCAATGTTGGCGGGGCTTTGCAGATTAATGCTTCCAGTGGGGATGTGGTAGTCAACGGCATATCACTCGTGTCACATGTACACGGCGGCGTCACGCCGGGTGGCAGTAAAACGAGTACGCCAGAATAGGAGGTGCTATGTATATCGGATATATGGGCAGTCTGCCATTCATCGTATCGTCGCATTATCTAAGGACGCCGGCCAACTACCAGACCGAGGCAGGAAGCCGCTGGCAGGACCATGACATTATTTATCATAAGCCGGTCAGCGAATTCATCGGGCCGAAATTACGAACAATCACTTTTGACCTCATCCTTACAGCATCGCACAATATTGCGATAAAGAAGGACCTGGCAACGATGAAGGAGATGTGCGAAAACGGTACCGTATTTCCACTGATCATCGGGATGCGGCCAGTCAGCCAGAATTATTGGCGCCTGGACTCCATGTCCGTTTCGGACACTTTTTTCAGTTCCGTCGGGGCATTGATTTGGGCCAAAGTAAACGTCAAGCTGGTCGAATATGATGATAGCAACTACCATGAAGAAAAATCAAAATTAAACCTTTATGGCAGCATTGCCAACGGGATATTAACCGTCTTTAGATAGGAGGTATCCATGGAATATGTTGTAATGCCAGACGCTAAAACCATTGATTTTGCGCCAGCAACAAAAATCGAAGAAATATTGCAGAACGTCCGGACCATCTTGGGGACTGTAAAATTCTCAGTGCCGCTCGATAGGGAGTTTGGCATTTCCGGGGATGCAGTAGATAAACCCATACTACAAGCAGAAGCCATCTTGTCGAGTGAAATATTTGCTCAAATCAAGCGCTATGAGCCACGGGTAAGCATTACGGAAATAACATTCACGGGCGACCCAAAAGGACGGCTTACGCCGAAAGTGACGGTGAAAATTAATGAAACTAGCTGATTTACCAGACATCGAATTCGTAGACGGCGATGCGGAGAAAATCAAAGCTGCCGTCTTTAACGACTATACCCGCATAACTGGCCGGACCTTAGCCCAAGGCGACCCAGTACGACTATTCTTGCTGGTCGTATCCGAAGCGATTATCCGGCTTGTAAATAATCAAAATTACATCGGCAAACAGAATCTGCTGAAATATGCGTCCAGTGGAAATCTGGATAACCTCGGCGCTTTTTCCGACACGACGCGAATACCGGCATCGGCCGCAACGACAACGCTGCTGATTACGTTGGCAGCTAAACGCGAACAGGAAACCATCGTAAAAGCCGGAACGCGTGTAACGACAGACAGCGGTATTTATTTCGCAACCAACGAAGATGCGGCCGTCCTGGCAGGGAACTTGACAACGACGGTAAAAGCGACCTGCCAAACCGTCGGCACGGCGGGAAACGGATTCCTGCCGGGAGAAATCAAATCCGTCGTCGACCTGGTGGCCTACGTGGCATCCATCGTCAACACTACAACGAGTGCTGGCGGAGCCGATGAGGAAGCGGACGACGACTATCGAGAACGCATCCACGAAGCGCCGGAACGTTTTTCTACAGCGGGGCCGACAGGGGCTTACGAGTATTGGACGAAGTCGGCTAACAGCGGCATCATTGACGTCGCTGTAACCAGTCCCAGCGCAGGAACGGTTGAAATCAGGCCGCTCATGACAGGCGGGACACTGCCGGAGCAGGAATTACTGGACGCGGTAAAAACGGTAGTATCTGCGGATAAAGTACGGCCGTTGACCGATAACATATCGGTCGTCGCACCGGATGCGGTATCCTATGACATTACCCTGACCTATTATACCGACGTCGGCACGGCGGAATCTACTGTCAAAGACGCCGTAACGACAGCCGTAAATAACTATCGGCTGTGGCAGAAATCTAAAATTGGCCGGGACATCAACCCGTCGCGACTGATTGCCGACGTTATGGCCGTCGCCGGCGTAAAACGCGTCATCGTCACGGCGCCGACCTATACCGTGCTGACAGGCGTACAAGTTGCCCAGGATAAAACGGTATCCGTCGTCTTAGGAGGGAGTGAAGACGAATGAAAGATGCGGATTACAAAATCGCAGAACATTTGCCGGAATCCATCAACAAAGACCCCGTACCGGATTTGGCCCGCGTCGTCGATATGGCGCTGTCCGACATCAATCCGGATTTGTTACTGATTTACCCGGCCATTGATGACCTGCCGGAAGCGCTCATTGACCATCTGGCAGAGCAGATGCACGTCGACGAATACGATGATAATTCGGACTTGTCTGTAAAAAGGCAGCAGGTCAAAGAATCGTTTTTACTACATAAATTCAAGGGCACAAAATATGCTGTACAGCGGGCCGTAGCTACGGTGTATCAATCAGCTGTGGTGCAGGAATGGCCTGAATACGACGGTCAGCCCTATCACTTCCGAGTAACGCTGATAACGGCTCCATTAGATGGAGTAACACTAATCAATAAAATGGTAAGGTTGATTAATGCGTATAAAAACACGCGATCATGGCTGGATTATGTGCAATTCATCAGGCGATGCACCGGAGAAGCTAGGTTCGGCGCGAATATGAGTATTGTTCGCCAGACATGCATTACGTTTGATTTAAAACAAATGCTGATAGCACAGAAAGATATTTATTTTGCCGGGGCTGTCGGCACATTCAGGAGGGATATCATTCATGGCAAATTGGAATAAAATCACCATGACCGATGTCGGGGCGACATTGCAAGCCAAAATCAATGCGGGCCTGACTACACTCAAGTTTACGCGTGTTGCTATCGGGTCCGGTACGCGGACCGGGCCGTTGAACAGTGCAACAGCACTAATCAATGAACAGATGACACTGGGCATCAATAAAATTACGCAGAGCGGGAATACCGTAACGCTGGAGCTGACTATCAGTAACAGCGGGGTTAAAACGGGATTCAAGATATCAGAGCTGGGACTCTTTGCGACGGACCCGGATGTCGGTGAAATCATGTATGTGGCGATGACGGACGACAATCCAGATTATATGCCAGCCGAAGGCGGAAGCACGGTTGTACAGCAAGAATTTCAGTTACAGTTTACCATGAGCAATACGGGTAACGTGTCAGCGACCATCAACCCCAATGGATTTTTGACCGTCGCACATAATACAGACGATGCAGCACATGAAAACATTTTAATGGTCACATCAACAGCCAATAAACCGGCGTCTATGTCTGAGCGTGGCATGTGGGTCGAAATCGTCGAATAGGGGTGATGAGATGCTGAAAATACGAGGCATGGACATCTACTATGTACGTGGCGACGATGACAGTTTTACCATTCAGCCGGTACAGGCAGACGGCACACCCATTACGGGATATACCGGCATCTTCTCTGTCAAACGGACCTATGACGATACTGACTATGTTCTGCAATGTCCGATGGACGGATCCGTCGTAGATCTGACGCACGACAAGACCCAGGGCCTTGCCTACGGTGATTATGTATGGGATGTACAGTTGACCTTATCAGACGGGACTCATCAGACCATCGGCCCGGGCAAGTTCCATCTGCTGCCGGACGTCACGACGACGTAGGAGGTGGCCGCATGGATAAAATTAGGGCTGTATTGACGGCACGGTACCCTACGCTGTCTGCCCGTCTGAGCGCCGGGAATACCCTGACGGTAGGCATGGGCATAGCCGGGGCCAAAGGGGCCGTCTATACGCCGCATATCACGGATGACGGCATATTATCCTGGACCAATGACGGCGGCCGGGACAACCCCGCTCCGGTGGATATAAAAGGACCGAAGGGAGATACAGGCCCACAGGGGCCAGTAGGACCACAGGGACCGGCGGGAAAGGATGCACTGGCGGACACCATACTGAACATGGATATTGATGCGATTTTTTAGGAGGAAACTATGGCAACAAAATTTCTGGACCTCGATGGCCTGAAATATTTTAAAACGAAGCAGGATGCGGCGAACGATGGGAAGTATGTGCCCCAGGGCATCACCATCAACGGCGTCGCACTCAATAAGACCGGCATCACGATTACCGATGACACCAAATTAAGTAAGACCGATGCGGCCAGCGTTTACTTGAGTAAGACGGATGCAGCTACTACTTATCTGGGCATCAGTGCGAAAGCCTCGACTGCCGGTGCCGCTGATACAGCAACCAAGTTAGCTACAGCACGGACCATCAACGGCGTGTCCTTTGACGGGCAGGCGAACATCACTATTAATGCGGTCGATAGCACAGCACGTATCGCAACGTCGCTCATCGGCGCGGCCAATGGGGTTGCCCCGCTCGGATCTGACAAAAAGATTCCGGCCCAGTACATCCCAGGCGATATCGGCGAAGTAATCGAAGGCTACTACAGCGGCGGCAAATTCTACAAAGAATCCACGCATACGACGGAAATCACAGGCTCGACCAACACCATGTACGTCGACATTGGCAGCACCGACAACGACGTATACAGATATTCCGGCACGGCCTACGTGCTCATCAACGACGCCGTCAGCACTGCCGACAAGGCCGTCCGGGATGGCGACGGCAACACCATTACGACGACCTATGTCAAAGTCGTAAGCGGCAAAGGGCTCAGTACCAATGACTATACAACGGCCGAAAAGAATAAACTGGCCGGACTCAGTAACTACACATTGCCGACAGCTACTTCCAGCGTTTTAGGGGGTGTGAAAATCGGGAGCAATCTCAGTGTTTCATCCGGCGTCATCTCGCTGACGTCTGCTAATGTCACAGCAGCCCTCGGATACACGCCGGCAAATTCGGCCAGCATAGTCACGTACTCGGCGCTTAGCCAGACCGAGATCGACACCTGCTTTGCATAGGGGGTGGCTGTCATGGCAACTAAATTTTTAGATGCGGCCGGGCTGAAATATGCAGTCAGTAAAATTAAGACACTGATTGCGGCAAAGCAGGATAAATTGACGTTCGACAGCAAGCCCACGTCTGGCTCTACCAACCCCGTCACCAGCGGCGGCGTATACGATGCGATTAATAACGGCATCACAATCAGTGTAGAGCCGTCTGCCGGATCAAGCACATGGATAGAAGTGCCGACTGAAGATTTATACATAGGCGGAACGGAACCGACCGACCAACACACGATTTGGATTGAAGTCAGTAAATAGGAGGATAACAACATGAGCATTTTAAAAGTTATTTTGCATCACTGGAACAAAACGACACAATCGTATGATAACTTCCATCCAGAAACCGAAGTATCTCAGGTCACGGACTGGAACCAGGGCATCGTCAATACACTTGCAAGCACGGCGCTGGGCGGACTTGTCAATACACTGACATCGGACAGCTTGCTTGCGAAGATGATACAGAAAGTTTTAGAAGCGACCGGGGTCAAGTATAGCCTGGGCCAAAATGGATATGTATGTTTCGGTAGCCTGGTCGGCGGCCTAATTATACAGTGGGTAGATGTGCCTATGGGAAGCCAATACGCAGTACCCATTCCCTGGCCTCTAACCGCTAAGCTAATGTCTGTCGTATCCGTTCATGGGGGAGATGACAACTACGACATGTGGCCGTCATACAATGGCCAAACGCTGCACTCAACGGCCAAAAACATAAACGGCTATGTTATCGGCATTTTCCAATAGACAGTGGGTATATGCAGATGCAGTAAACGCGCCATATCGAACCGCTTCTTTGGGTGTGTCAAGAGTTTTGTGTAAATCGATTCAATAAGCAACATCGTATTGCTGCATAAGCTGAGACATCCTGTCGTCCATGAGCAGCTGGTTCCGGACCATCGCCCAGTTTGCGACGTGACGACCCTTCCATTTTTTATAGAGCTCTTGGATGCGTAGGTAGAAAATCTTGAAGACTGCATCCTCGTTGGGGAAAGCGCCTTTCTTGGTCACCTTGCGTGA